ATATTCTCTGTATACGTCTGTATTTGCGAAAAAAGTTCGTTGTAATTCATTAACCCATCGGTCCTCTAGACATAACACCTTTAGTAGCAGCACCAGTACCACGCATCTTAATACCAGAAGTTTTAACATCATCCGCACCTGGATCACCAGCGCTTACACGTGGAGCAGGTTGTCCACCTGGTTTCATGTCAGTAGCTTTTAAAGTATTTGGATCAGGTTTACGGCTAACAGCTTGCATTGCATCTTTTGCGCTCATTGCAGTGCCCTTCATGGTGTGTGGCTTAGCGTAGACATCAGCAGAGCCTACTTCTTTGCCGCCTTTTTTCATAGAAAATTTAGCCATGATTTACCTTATTTTTGGTTGTTAGCACGAGCCATATTGCGACCTACTGCTCGCATAGCTTTGCCAGTTACGCCCAAACTTTTTTTGCCGCCTTTTTGAACGCCAACTGTTGGACCTGAATCACCAAGGTTTTTACCCTCAGTTTTACCTTTTTTCTCGATGCCGTTAGCACCTGATTTGAATGACATATTAACTCCTTAAGTTATATCTACCGTTACTGTACCAAGTTGTGTGTTACCTATCAAGTCATTTGGCGTTAACGCATTGTCAAACAATCTTGAGCCACCTACAGGATTCCAACCCCACTGGAATATTCTACTACCCATATCTGGGTTACCAAAACCGCTAGGTCCAGTACCCCCGTTAATACTAGTTTGTAACCCGTTATTACCTGACTGCGAGTAACTGGTGTCGGGTCTTGGATCTCTTACAGCCTGTGGGTCATCTACCGGATATAGGCCTAATGACAACTGTGGTTGATCTGGATCCCAACAAGACCTGCAAACCTTAATATTATACGGCTTTGTCTTTAATATCTGTATCCTTAATTCTTTAAGCATGTACCGAAAATTACAGCGGTCACACTGCGAAATCGCATATTTTCCAGAAGAGAATTTATTTGGCATAACACTTTAGGTATAGTAAAACGTATTTCGGGGTACAAACCGAATGGATGCTTTCTCCCGGTCCTCATCTGCTGCCAATTGAAACTGTTGTTCATAATCCGCTTTGAGCATAGGAATGCGGTTCATATCCACGTCTGGCAGCTTTGTAGACAACTGATAAGCTAATCCAGCGACCATGCAAGGGATAAAACGGAAAGGAATGTCTTGTACATAAGTACCAGAACCAGCGTCCTGGATACGGCGCATGCGGTAATACACAAAGGTGTATTGGTTACCAGGTGAATTAGGTGTAGGCCATACGTTAATCGAAGGCAAATTCTGTACAGTAACCGTAGCTCCAGTAGTATGTGCGGCTGCAGTAGTGCCGTTTTGCCCACGAGCGCAGTTAATTAACTGATTGCCACTAACGTTTGGATAGCTAATAGTCTCTGTACCAATCTTAATAAACCCAGAAGAAGCCAGTCCACTGGTAGATGTTAGATTGATTGTAGTAGTTGTAGAGCTAATGTTGCCATCTAAAAGGGCGCCTGAAAGGTTTTCTTGGCCTGATTGACGGTTGATCCACACCTGAATCGGACGGCCTTGTGCCAGTTTATTTGGCAAGGTCATATAGGTAGACTCAGAAATACGGCTGATATTAATGTCGATCTGGTTTGTAGTACCGTTGTTTGTGCGAACTACCGTGTCTAATAGGTCGATGGTATCTACTGGTAGGGGGTATGTAGCCTGTCCAGTTTGCATGACGATGGTGCCCTGCTCAATGGTCCAGAGATTGATTCCTCGGTTAGCCCATTCAATAGTCAGCAGGTTCAACGATCTCCGCGCAGTTTTAAAGTCGTAACCGCTACGCAATTGTTTTCCACAACGCTCAAACGCCTCTTCGATAAGGTCATTAACATCTAAATTAAACGCTGTGGTTCCTGTAGTACTCATTACTTAACCTTTTTAGTTGTCTTTTTGGCAACGGTTGTAGCTTTTTTAGCAGCGGGTTTGCGTGTTGTAGCTTTTTTCAAAGCAGGTTTTGTTTTCTTTTTGCACGGGCGAGGGTCAAAGTCCTCAGATACAGCAGGGAAAGGCCAAGCCGCTAGCTTTTCTTTTAGCGTTGGTTCTGGCTCAAATTTACTTAGTGCCCATTTCAGCGCTTTTACAATATATTGTTTCATTCGTATTCCAAAATTAACCGCACGATTAATAAATCTAAGACCATCATTTTGGTCTCTTCTTCAACCATTTCAAAGCCCAGCATAACACCCTTAATGAAGTGTATATACAGGGCGCAGTTCACTTTTTACCCTTTGCCGCTCTCATGTTATCTACAAGATTTGGGTAGGGACGGCCAGCCGCTTTAGCCATTGCTTTTGCTTTAGACTTACTAGCTGAACTTAACTTCTTTGGGGCACCTAGACCTTTTGGCCGGGGCTTTTCCCATACCTCACCACCCTTTTTGAATTGGGTGAAATCAGTATTATCCCTACGAGGTTTCTTTACCCCTTTAGGCATTTTAGATACTTCAATAGCGCCCATTCCACGAGAAGCTCTCATACCATACGTCCTTTAGTTTTACCTTTAGTCGCACAACCATCAGCACGTTTAGAAGCTGAAGATACAGAACCACCTTTTTTATAGGCTTTGGTTAAATCACGGTTACTTAATTTACCGCCCATACCACCACCGCCACCGCCAATGCTTTTTCCACCAGCATCACTTCCAACTTTAGCTCTGTAAGCATCAATAGCTTTTTGAGCACCTTCGCTTGGGGAATCAATACTATTCATTTTAGAAAAACTAGATTCTAGGGCTTGTTTTCTAGAAACACGTGGGCGTGGGTTATCCATCTCGTATTGTTTTTGCTCATATGGAGCAAGAGAATCAAACTCAACTTGATCGAATTTACCCATGATTTAAGCCCTTGTTTTTCCACGAACGGCACAGCCATCAGCACGAGCTGAAGCAGATTTAACCTTACCACCACTCGCCATAGTTTTAAACTGGCGCAAACCAATATTAGATCTTGCAGGAATATCTATGTAAGGCTTTTTCTTAGCAGCCATAGGAGCAGGGGCAGGTTTTAAGTCTTCATTCATACCCATACGGTCTAAGTCTTCATTAGAGTAGTCCGGCAAAGGCAAAGATTCTTTAGCTTTAGCAACTACCTTGCGAGCTGTTGTAGTAGAGCGAGGCTTAACTTCTTTTTTAGCTTCGTCAGACTTTTCTACAAACTTCATAGCACGGGCACGGGTATCTTCGCTAATAGCTTCATTTTTACCCGTTTTAGTAAAAAGTGCTGACTGACGAAGTGGTGCTGGACTTACTCCTTGATCATCGCTTTTGTAAGGAGCGTTATCTTTATACTCGTCTTTTGGTTTGTCAGTAATACCCATACGGTATTTAACAATAGGGTCATCACCAGTATATCCACCTTCGTCAAACCGTTTCATTTTCTTTTTCATGATTAGCAACCCTTCATTTTGATAAATGTGCCTTTGGTTTTGCCTTTAACTTCAACGCCACCACCACGAGCCATCTTAACCATTTCAGCGCCACGCTTAGATTGTTTTTGAACTGAATGTTCGCCTTTAGCAGCAACACGCCCACCTTTTTTCATTCCGGTCATCTCGTCATAAGATCTTGCTCTTGAAGGAATTAAGTCTTCTAACTCTTTTCTTGCAGTACCTTTAGTTAGCGTTTTCATACCTAAACGATAATCTGGTGAATTAGGTTTTACTCCAATACGTTTCATTTTTGCCATAGCATCTGCGTATTCATAGTCATCTCTAGGCATAGTAGCGCCAGCCATACCACCATGCATAGCAGCTCTACCTAATGCTTCGTCGTCTATCATTCCGCCACCAGCATAACATTTAGCCATACCGCCTTTTTTCAAAGCAAGCTTAGTACCTTTGCCACCTTTATGTTCTTGGGCATCGTGCTGTTTAAAAGCCTTTTTGATCATAGCTTTATCTTGCGCTTTGTCCATTTTCATATCTTCTTTTGCATCGCTTTTAGCCATGCCGCCTTTTTTCATAAAACCCATTTTGTTGCGAACGGCTGTAGGCAACTTAGCAACGCCTGGGTTCTTTTTCATGTCTACTGGTTTCATAGCTCCGCCTTCTTTAAATTTTTTGCCTTTATCGGCCTGGTTAAACTCTTTTGCTACTGTCTGTGAAATACCAACCTTCTTGGCAAAAGCAGGATTATGCGCTGCCGCTGCCATAAAATTACGTTGTTTTTTAGATGTACTAGGCATTATTTATGCCCCCAATATCCAGCAATAAATCCAGCTACTCCAGTTATAACGCTGACAAACCCGCCAATAGCAGCCAATGTTTTCCAACCACCTTTAGCTTCAGATAATGTTTTTTCAATGCTTTGAATGGCTGTTTTAATTTCAGACATTTCTTGCACCATCTTGTCCATATCAGCCTGTAAATGTTGGATGTCGTTAGCATGGGTTGCTAATTCTCTAGCGGTTTCAATTGCTATGT